GATATGATTAATACATACACAAAGAATAAATCATTTATTCAAATGTGGAGATATCTCCAAGATATGGATGTAGAAAACGCTGATTTTATGTTACGATTAGATGATGAATCATTGATAGATTTCAACCCATCTGATTTTAGTAATCTTGAAAGTAAAGATGAAATAAATGAGTTACATGAAAAAGTCCAGCGTGAATGTAGGAATAATATATGGTTTTTCTTTAGGGAAGTCGTAAATGTTAATATGTTTGGGCTTTCATATAATTCCCCAGTTCCACAGCTACATATACCATATCAATTAAACTATAATGCATTATGGGCAATATACTTGTATAGTAATGGTGTTAACTTTGCAATACCGACACATGATATACATTGTGATATTGATGGTACAGAAAATATATACATCGATATTGGTATGTATTTAACATATATACTACTTAATGTATATAATGATTACATAAACTCTAAAGCTAAATCTAAAATAGATTTGGTCAATATGTGTAATTTTTCAAGTAAGGTTCATAATTCATTAAATTTGTTTGTATCAATATTAACGGCAGGAAACCCAAGATATACTTCATCGTTATCTGATAATATGAGAACTGAAATATGTGTAGATAATTTAAATTACAATAAGTTATCTGCATCTGATAATTTGGTAATATTCATCAACGATAGTAAATCATTGGATAATTTGGTATTATTCAAAATAGTAAGTGAGTCGAGCAATCTAAGACCTAATATAATGATTGGGTATGGAGTTGGTGAAGATTTCGCATTGTGTAATTTACACAATAATATACTCGATAATATGGTCATTGGTCGGTTCATTGAAAATATGAATATCAATGATGGCTTCATTGTAGATCGTAAATTCGATACAAATAGGTTATATGTTTTAAAATAAGTAAATAAAATGAGTAGACTTGATAATCAAGTCTACTCATTTAATATATCAAAATCCATTTAAGTTGTCAAAAAAATCCAAGTCGATTGATCCGTCACCATAATCATCAACAACAACTTCAGGTGTTTCATTAAAGATATTGTCAACTACTCCGGCTTTATGCATAGTATATGATTCTCTTTGAGCATTTGCTATTGCTGTTTTCATCATACTATCCCAATCCATGACGGATGCCGCCATCTGTTCTTTTTCTTTCTCTTCTTCTTTAGCTCTAATCACTTCAGTATTCACTAATGTAGGGTCAGCAAATTCTTCATGATTATATAAACCGTTATTAGTAAGCTCATCATCTCGAGCACCTTTATCGATTCCAAATATATACAAATTATTTCCATGATAGTATACATATAATCCAATAAGATATGACATGATACTATCATCGTGGAAACCTGGACCCGCCTCAACCTTTCCATTTGGTTTACGAACAAGTCTTGATAAATCTCGTATGATATTTTCAGTTTTAAATTTCTCTTTATATTCGCTAACATGTCTTGATAAGATTGCAATCATATCATCTCTAGACTTGGATGATGTATATACACCATAATATGTCTTAATAGATGCTTGCTTCTGCAACATAGATGTTACTGTGCTATTAGCCTTATCCCTATCTTCAACATAGTTTAACGATTTATCATAGTATAACCTAGTGCTTATTTCGGAGTGTAATAAGTGATCTATTATACCATCACCAACAGAGTTTCTCTCTATACATAATACACACCTTGGAAGAACTCTAACAAGTTCCTTTATAAGCATTTCAAATTTAGTTTCACCAATATATGAACACTCAAATTCTGCATCAGGTTCAACTGTATATGGGTTTAGAATAGTTATCGCATTATTATCGCCACCACTACCAGTAGAACAGTCGATACCGACGATATATGGTATATTTTTATTAAGTTTGGTGTATATATCAAACTTATAGTAATCTAATAACCATAATTCATCGATTATTGCATGTTTAACTGATGTAATATATTCAATATCTTCCTGTGGATATGGTGATAATGATGAGCCGTGTAATCTCTGTAAAAGAATCTCTCTTCGTACAGTTAACGGATCACCTATTTTAGCAGATATTGTCTGCAACCATTGTTCAGTTTTACCTATCTGAATATATGAATACTCGATATAAAGAATCTTATTACAATCTTTACCATGTGCATCTAAGAATTTATTATATCCGTCTTCGTCATAGTCATATATCTTCTCAGTCCATTTAGCAGTCCTATCAAGTAGTTCTTGTGCCTGCATACCAGCTTGTGTATCAAGATCTCCCATATCATTCATATATAGACGCTACTCTATATACAGTTCATATTAGAACTTCTATATGTCTCCATATAGTTTAGACTATATCATCATCCTTATATAAAATAAGGAGCTCTGTTTTTCCAATATCAATAGCTTATATTGTACTCTACTCAGTTCCGAATAATTTTACTAATTCGTCTTTTCGATAGTCGTTGAACAGCTTATGCTGCTGCTGATTGTCTACGTGAGATGTTCCAGCAATTAACAGAGTTTTTCTTAAAGATGTTACCATCTTTTACCCCCAGATTTCTTGATGGGTTAGGGGTACATGTAAATATACGTCCATACATCGCATGATTTCGTCTAGCATTTGCTGCAGCTGTTTCATATGTAGAAACTGAGTTTGCTATTATTGTTTTAATATGCGGTGTAAATTCTGGTTCCATTGTATTAGCTATATATCACTATATAGATTAGACTATATCTTCATCCCATTCTCATGGGAGCCTCCCGTTTCGGATTGTTTCATCCTACATTTCGTCCTATTATTGGACCTACTTGGTTCTAGTAACTATTTACTAGCCTTTCCCTAGTCGTTGAACCCATATCTGATATCAGATACTTTGCTGCGTCGATTGTCTCAGTACATAACCTTTTTACTATACCTTTGGAGTTACCCATTGCCATCAACATATTACTATGCTGATTTAGTAGTTATATAAATAAGAAAGTTCCCGCAATTAAAGGAGTTTATTATAGACTCAGCCACTCATTGTTTTCGACCGAGTCTTGTTGGATCATCTATAACACTTGCCATCGGCATACATAATTCTGCCGCTGAGTTCAGGTTAGTAAGATTCAACTTATCTAGTTCACCAGTATAATCTTTTGCTAATCCTCTCACATTATCTATCATTGGTTCAAGTGTTAATGTTTTATTAACACCAACAGAACCATCAGGAGAAGATGATGGAGTAATTACTCCAGTTGAAGATGTTGAAGATCCTCTACGTTCCATTGTGTAATAATCATCTAAGTTGATTCCACGGAACCCCTTAGTAGATATAGCATGAAGTTGCTGTAACTCCAAGAATGGGTTAAGCGTTGAATAATCTTCAACAGTTTTTAATGCTAATATCTCTTTAATTACACAATCTTGTGGAATGGTGTATTTCTTCTTACCATTGTATGTCCTAAACTGTACATAGTTTTTTGCAAGTTTTTCATACAATATTGCTGGAATTATTTCACCCATTCTCACTCTGTAAAGATTCTGATCAATATCTAATTTATGCTGTGAATCTGCAAGAAGATTAATTGCGTATATGAATATTGATACTATATCTTCAGGCATATCCAGTTTATTTAATATTTCTTTTGTTATAGGGTCTATTAAGAACTCATAGAAGTTCATCAATGCGTTCTCAATAATTGGAGATCCATATATCTTACTAATATATGGTAAATAAGGGTCTTTTGTATCCATTGCAGCATACTCATAATCTTTGGTTTTAATATAATTTAAACCACCCATAAGCATAGCAGATACTGGCGTTTCTTCATATATTAACCTAGCATCTTTGAATTCCACAATGGCTTCATTTGGTTTAACATCTAATGAGGTTGTTCTGACATTAGATGGTTCAATACGATATTTTATATTGGCTTTTTCTAGTACCTTGGATAATCCTTCCCATAATCCAAGTAGTAATACAACAGCAACAAACACACCCATGAGCTTAACACGAGTATATATAAGAGACTTCTGCCTTTTTATAGCAATGAAATCAGCAACCTGTGCTTCAGATAAATTATCAACGATAATATCGAAGATGTATCTATCTTTATCATCTTTCTGAGTGTCAATGTCGATGTATATATCTTTACCATTATCTTTACCAATATATAGCTTATTCTCTTTTTCCTTTATTCCATTTTTACGCATATATTCAGCTGCTTCAGTACAGTCAAACATGATTATTGTCTTACCAGTCTGGAATTTAAGAAACGCTTTAGAGAATTCATCATACTCAAGAGTAGTGATAAAGTTTGTATTAGATGTGAACGCTTCACCTAATGTAAACATCTTATTTACTTCTGGTGATGCTGTGACAAGCTTCTTCATCCTCTCAATATATGATATTGATTTATTATCGACTCTCTCTACTTCCATTTTAGAGTAGTTGGTTACAATTTGTACCCTACTATCAGTTACTTTTACAACAGGTAACTGGAAGTTCTGGTGTTTGATAATTTTCTTATTCCCACCAAGGTATAAAAACTTATCATCTATGAACTTAGGAATGTCTACTTTCACAGTATGCCTATTCCTATTAGCATCTTCGAACTTAATTGTGTATGTATCTTTATAATTAAGCTCATTAGATGTATCCTGTACATCAACATTTAAAATATACATAGGAATAGATTTGTTATTCAACATCATAATTGAGTTGACAATATCTTTCTCCATAACTTCTCTGTTATAAGTTTTATCCACATTGTCATATTTGATATGTTTAACATACTCATTTGTTGTAGTTAAATTAGAAGATACATCGGTTACTGGAACTTTTATATCATTCGCATTTATCTTCATGATATCTTCTACTGTCATATCTTTAACTTTGAGCTTCATTTGCTGTTTTCTTAACAGCTCATCTCTTGCCGATGATGCGGTGGATTTAGTATTCTCTTTTGCTTTATTCTGATAATATATCTTAGATATTAATTCTTTATCATCATTA